ATAGGATTAGCACAGGGATTGGTAGATGCAATACCTCAACTAACATCTGCCTTACCTGTCATCATAAAAGCAATAGTGGATTTTATAGTGGAGTCCATTCCACAGATTATTGATGCAGGTATTCAATTATTGACTTCACTGGTTACAGCACTGCCTACTATCATCACAGCAATCGTGGAAGCAATCCCGCAGATTATCGACAGTATTATCAGTGCAGTTATTGGGTCAATTCCATTGATTATAGATGCGGGCATACGTCTATTAATATCGCTCATACAGGCACTCCCACAAATTATCACTACTGTGGTTGGGGCTATTCCGAAAATAATAACATCCTTGGTAAACGCTATTGTAGGTAACATCGACAAGATCATCTTGGCCGGTGTTCAGCTGTTTGTGGCATTAATTGCGAATCTTCCAAGGATAATCGTAGAGATCGTCAAGGCTGTACCTCAGATTATCTCAGGATTGGTCAATGCTTTTACAAGTTATATAAGCCAGATGGCTAAAGTAGGTGGAAACTTAATCAAAGGTCTGTGGCAAGGTATTTCAGATGCAGGTGCATGGCTATGGAGTAAAATCTCTGGATTTTTCGGCAACGTTGTATCAAAGATTAAGAATTTCTTCGGCATCAGTTCACCTTCAAAGCTATTTGCTGGAATTGGCCACAATATGGGTGAAGGTATCGGTGTAGGTTTTGAGGATGCAATGACAGCAGTTTCAAGGGATATGCAAAATGCTGTACCAACTAGTTTTGATTTTAATTACAGAGGTTTATCTGGGCAAGGGAATGCCAATTGTACAAATATCACTCAAAATATCTCTGTTGTGTCACCAAAGCCTCTATCTGAAAAAGAATTAGCCAGGGAATTCAAAAATCTGTCTCGCAAACTGGCACTAGAATATTAAAGGAGGTCTGGCAGTGGAACTTACTTATATTAACTCAAGCGGTGAGAGTATCACCCTAAAACAAAGCCGCCCGTATTTTCTTACCAAGATAGACGGAACAGGCAACATACGCCAGACCGTTAATACATTTAAGGCACCGGATCAAGACGGTGCTTTTTATATTTCCTCCACACTGGATATGCGTAATATCACGCTAGAAGGTACGGTCGTAGCGGATTCTCTTGACGAGGCTTATGTACGGAGACAGAGATTTCTTAAGATATTTACTCCAAAAATGCGAGGAACTCTTTTGTATCGTGGACGGCAAATTGCTTGTGTGGTAGAGGAAGCAGGATTTACTGTTTCTACTAGACAACGCATACCAAACTTCTTTGTAAGTTTACTATGTCCATCCCCTTTCTTCGAAACATTAGATGAGGTGAGAGAGGAACTGGCATCATGGATACCTCTGTTTGAGTTTGAATTGGAGATACCAGTAAGTGGTATGGAGTTTGGAATGCGTCAGCCGAACCAAATCATCACAGTAGAAAACATTGGTGATGTATCTTGTGGATGCGAAATCGTATTTCGAGCACTGGGTACGGTTACCAACCCTGAACTACTAAACATAGACACGGGAGAATATATCCGCCTTCTCACTACAATGAGTGCTGGTGATGAACTTCGTGTGTATACCCATTTCGCTGGTAAGCGTGTGGTTCAGGTTGTAGGGTCAACGGTTACAAATGCTTTTTCACTATTGGACACCAATTCAACGTTTTTTCAGCTTGCTGCAGGTACTAACACACTGCGCTATGACGCTTCAGTTAATATGGAACTGTTGGAGGTCAGTATTTACTTTCGTCCACAATTTCTGGGGGTGTGAGTATGGAACTATATATCTTTAATACAAACCGGGAGCTTGTGGGCATCGTGGAATCTTTCGAATATCTTCGATGGACACGGCGTTATTCTCAGTGTGGTTCATTTGAATTAAAAGCCATCGCCACACAAGAGAATGCCGAACTTCTAAAAGAAGGAAATATCATTTGGAAGAACGATGATGAAGAAGCTGGGATTATTGAGCATCTTTCCTTGTCTCAGACGGATCAGGAATTTATTACGGTAAGTGGTCGCTTTGCCACGTCCTTTCTTGCTAGACGCATTGTATGGCAAACGGAGAAATTGTCCGGTGACATTTCTGATTGTGTGGAGCAACTTATAGAAAATAATCTTATCAATCCTTCTGATGTAGCAAGAAAGATCAGCGGTATATCCTTTTCATCTCCAAGCCTGGATATACCCATTAGCACCCAAATTTCATACCGCAACTTGATGGACGCAGTGACGGAACTATGTGAAGTTTCGGAGGTTGGTATCAAGACTATTTTTACTCCTGAAACAGGGGTTTTTACAATAATGCTGTATAAGGGGACTGAATCACAGGCAGTGTTCTCTAAGGAGTATGAGAACCTAACTGAGCAGGTTTATACAGTAAGTGCAGCAGATTTTGCTAACAC